GAAGAATCTGCTACAGAATTTTGGGATGAACATGCGCGTTATAAGCGTTTTATGTTCAATCCTAGAATTATGGGCTATGCCAGGTGTTCGTCACATGAACAATTGGTAGGCATGATTAGCAGGAGGATTATGATGATTCATATTAAAATGAAAAATGGTAAAACAAGATTTTGTGATTGTTTACCTATTCGTGGTAATATGGCATTAATTCCTTCGCATATAGTACCAGATTATAATGCAGAAGCGTTGATTACAAAGCCGGGAGCAAATCCCAAAAATGTAGTTATATCCAAGAAATCTTGTTATAAAATACCCAATACAGATATTTGTGTTTGGTATGTGCCAGAACTTGGAGATCAACGTGATTTGACAGCATATTTTCCTGAAGATATTGCGCATGGCAAGCAATTGGTTGGTGATATGGTTTATAATGACCAAGGTAATATTAAAGTATACCGTAAGTTGTTAGGAACACGCACCAGTAGTAGAACAACACTAGGTGGTTCATTTGAATCGCTTAGTTATTATTTTCCAGAACAAACTTTTCAAGGTTTGTGTATGGCAACATTTGTAGGTCGTGATATTAAAGATATGCCGTTTATTGGTGGATTCCATTTAGGTGGAAAGAACCATACAGGAGCAGTAGGATTTATTACACGCGATCAGGTGTTGAGTGCAATTGATGAAATTGCTAAAAAGCCGTCTGTACTGCCGTCACACGCAGGACAGTCATTTAATACAGTTATTGGTGATATAGATGTTGGACCATTAAATGAGCCACACGAATTGTGTGTTACTAGAAATTTAGATAGTGATGCACGATGTGTTGTTTTTGGAGCTCATAATAAGCCCGGATCTACACCAAAGTCTGAAGTTGTTGTATCTTCTATTTCACAGAAGGTACAAGAACATTTAGGCTTAGAACGAAAACATGATAAACCTTATTTAATGAAGGACATAATGCATAAGGAAGTGGATATTGAGAATAAAACTCACACTGCTTATAAATTTGACCCAGATTTAATAGATAAGGCTGTTGTTGATTTTAATACAACTTTGATCTCAAATTTGAGAGATAAGTTGCATAATATTGGCAAGTTAGAAGATGATGTCGTTTTAGCAGGTTTGGATGGAGTTCTTGGCATTAACGCCATGAACTTCGCTACTGCTTGTGGCTTTCCAATGGTTGGACCAAAAACAAATTTGGTCAGTAAATCCGATAGGAAAGTCGAAGGCATTTCATGTCCACGCGATATTGAACCTAAAGTTTTGGAAGAAATTACAAAGCTTGAGGAGACATTATTGAATGGAAACAGAATTAATGCAGTATTTAAAGCTTCTTTGAAAGATGAACCAACAAAAATTGGTAAAAAGAAAGTTCGTGTTTTTGCTGGGAGTAACATTTATTTTGTAATGTTAGTTAGGAAATATTTTTTAACACTCTCAGCATTGATGCAAGAAAACAAGGAAGTTTTTGAATGCGCAGTAGGTTTGAATGTCGAATCACCTGAATGGACTAAAATGATGAAACATGTTTATAAACATGGAGAACATAGAGTCGTAGCAGGTGATTATAAATCATTCGATGGACGTATGTCCCCAAGATTTATGTTGGCAAGTTTTAAGATTTTAATTAATCTAGCAGAACTGAGTGGAAATTATGATGCGGATGATTTAACGATTATGCGCGGCATTGCCACTGAGATTTGTTCACCAACATATGATTACTTTGGGACATTAGTACAATTTTATGGGTCAAATCCTTCGGGACACCCATTGACAGTTGTTACCAATTCATTGGTCAATAGTTTGTATATGCGTTATGTATATTATAGAATTGCACAAGAGGAGAAATGGTGGAGAGTACCACTATTTTCGAAAGTTGTGTCATTATTGACTTATGGAGATGATAACATTATGTCTGTTAAACCAGGATATGATGCATATAATCATACCAATATAGCACGTGTATTAGCCGAGTGTGATATTACATACACTATGGCTGATAAAGAAGCAGAATCTGTACCATTTATACATGGTTCAGAAGCTGGATTCTTGAAACACAATGCTGTTTGGGATGATGAATTGCAATTGTATCGTGCAGTTATTGATGAATCTTCGATATCTAAGATGCTCCATGCACATGGGAGAACGCAGATATCAGAAGAGCTTCATGCTGCTTGTACAATTAGAGATGCGCTTGATAAGTATGCTCATTTCGGTCGTGAGAAATACACGGAGAGATGCGCTCAACTTAAACAGGTTGCAGATGAATGTAATCTCACTGGACTTGTAGGAGATTTTCCAACATATAAGGAACAAATCCTCAAGTATTGTGAGAAATACGAATGGGAGGAAAACCCATATCCTGTCCGAAAGGATTAGGATGAAAAATTCACAATTTTGATATTGCGTTGGTTACATGCAATAGAAACCAAAGAACCCGAATAAGGTAGTTACGAACTTACGTATAGTACCTTCCAAACTATATGTATGTTGCGAAAACTTATTTGTCTTGAACCTCCCTCGTGAGGTACCATTATTTAGTGGAGTAGTTTGAAACTACAAATAAGAGAAGCTCTGATTCAAGTATAATGATGCATATACTTGTTTTATAAATAATAGATTGCATTACTAGTATTAC